CAATCACAGTGGTGATTGACGGATAATGATTACCGGATGGTGTATAGTAGACACGCTTTCCATCTACCATCTCAGCATTCATTTCAATAGGTGTCACATCACCAACATGATTAAACAAATTCATTTACAGACCAAGAGATAATTTACTAACAAGATACGCTTTAACAAGTCCGGAGCGAACAATATCTTCCACTCCGAACTCAATCATAGAAAACTCTTCCATGTTCTCTAAGATTCTTTGGAAGTCAAGAATACCATTACGTTCATTTGTTTTTTGTAAATCAGATTGATTCACATCTCCACAGAAACAGATCTTACTATCCTGTCCGATACGTGTCATGATTGAATCAAGTTCGTGGAAGTTTAAGTTCTGACACTCATCAACAATAACAATTGCATTATCTAGAGTAGTACCACGGAGGAATGAGGTAGACCAAAACGAAATTGTTTCCTGCGCTTTAAGATTTTCATAAAGCATTTCAAAACTATTATCATCTGGCATCTCAAACATATGCTTTACCATATTTTTATATGGTATTTGATACAGAGATGCTTTGTCGTCATGAGTTCCAGGAAGGAAACCAATTTCTCTAGTTGCTACAAGAGAACGAACAATATATACTTTTTCAAAAGGACTATTCTCATTCAGAATATCTTTAAGTGCTAGATACAAAGCAATAAAAGTTTTACCTGTTCCTGCTGCACCATATGCAAACATGTTCTTTCCTTCTGCCCACTCGGTGAAGAAAACTTCTTGGTTATCTGTTAGGGATTCAATCTCAAGAAGATATGCTTCGTTGATTGGCTTCCTGCGCTTCAGTTGTTTCTTAGACATCCCTTGACCAGGTGTCCGATTTGATCTTCCTCTAGCCATAATTTACCACTGATAACTATCTTTATGTTTGGTAGACATACCGTAACCGGGTGCCTCTTTTACTTTAGACATGACATCTTTCCAACCGGGGTGAGACTTAGACATTTTATCACGCCAGTCACCGGCTTCACCAGCACTAGCACAACCTTTTGACCAATCTTTATCCCAATCAGGGTTCTCTTCTTTCCATACCATGTAATCTTTCATAGACATATGAAGTTCTTTTTCTTCACCTGTCGTGAGATTTTTAACTGGATAAGTCGGCATCTTCCCCCTCCTTCTTTTTATTAAATCCAAATGGACCCGCTAGTTTTTCTTCTAGTGCTACCTTTAATGCAACACCACCAATCGCTTCCATAACTTTGAGGACTTGCTCAGGTTTGGCATCCTCACCCAGTTCCTTAGCGATGTACCAATACTTAGGCCAGAATGTTTCACCTGCTTTTTGATAGTCGTCTAGTGTTAATAGTTTCATGTCCACTCCAGTGCTTCAGCACAAATAGGTAATTCTTTTACAAAGACATCGCGACATTGTAGTGCGATATCCATATGTTCTTTCTGCGTTCCATTAGCAGAACGCAATTGGATATAATGAATCCATGAGCGGACTGAGCCCGTCATGTAAATTTTTGTGGGCACAGCCAAAGGAAGCACAAAACGAGCACACTCCTTTGCAATACCCTCATCAAGCATTCTTTGATAGAGATCCATTCCTTGTACAAAATGTTGTTGCATCAACATTTCAAACTTCTGCCTGGTAAACGGGTCAATGTCATCAATAGAATTCTGACGATTCTTGGTGTCTTGTCTGCGTAGTTCAGGTAGAGGGATCGTCTTCGCGAGTAGGGAAGAATCAGCATAACGTTGTGAAAATTCTTGATAAGTAAATGACCTGTGACGAAGGATTTGAGCCGCTAGACCCCGCGTGGTTTCAATCTCAAGCGTCATGTGTGCCTGCTCAAAGACGCTCCAATGGTTGTGTTTGATGCAATAGGATAGCAGACCAGCGACCTTAGGGTTCTCCTGGTTGTTCGGGTTGCTCACCCTCGCTACGTATCCCATCATCTTCTCCGCATCGGGAGTCACTGTTATGAGTTTCACTGAATTCATTACTAAAACCTTTCTCCTGTTTGCGACGTTGTTGTTTGAGTTTCAATGCTATCTTAGCACGAGTTAATTGAATTACCATGTAAGAAATCTCTTCTGCTGTATACAGATTTGGATTTGTCTTTGCTTCTTTGATTGCTTTTTTTGCTAATCTAATTTGATCTTTTAGTCGGGTCATAGTACGCTTTGTAGTAGGCAACAATGCCATCTGTTCTTAGGTTTCCTTGAGATACCCAGTCATGAACACATTCATAAATGCTCTGGTTAGAATATCTAGGTGATCCATCAGAACAAATTTCAGATCCAAACTTCTTTAGTAGAATGTTTAGTCCCTGTGTTCTGATATCCATGCGTTCATCACTGTAGCGCCAATCAGTTGCGATGTCCATAGTTAAATCACAGATGCATACATTATAACATAAAAAAAGAGGGGTCGCAACCCCTCGTAAAAATTAATCTAAAATACTCCTGCATATTCGTTTGCATTGACGTTGATCTAAAGAATCACATTCAATTAGACACTCATAGTAATCATTTAATTTATAATTGTCCTCTTCCTGTGAATTTTCAAAACTCGTCCACTCATTTAACTGAGAACGGGATAAAAGATTGTGCATTGAACACCTCGTAACATAGAACACATAATAAAGTGAGGGCGTGGGTTCATTGGTTCTCCTCTAATTCTACCACTATTTAATAGAATTATATTGAAATCAACACCTGTTGTAAAGAATATTATTGCCTACTAGTTTATACTCATAAAAAAAGAGAGGGGTTAACCCTCTCCCTAAAGTAAGTTGTTCACTTGGTGTAAAGTTTACCACGATAACAGAATGTACCATGGGTCTCTTTGGATTCTACACAACGTGTATTATACTCAACACCACGATATGAGGTGTGAGTAATTTGTGCGTCGTGAAGTGCAGATGCTTTGTTGATCTGCTTACGAATCAGATTAAGTGTGTTCATTGTAGTTACTCCTAAAGTAGTTGGAATTTAATCCGTTCCTTTAGTCGTTTGCGTCCCATGGATAGCAATCAGGGGTTGATTCCTTCATGACCTCAATCAATTCCACCTTCATTTCAGGAGGAATATTCTCATTTGTTTTCATCCGAAACATAATTGAATCGGCTTGAGCACATGAGAGTGTTGTATAGAATAATAATTCTAGCATGGGATGAACGGCTCCGTTCCGCGACTTACTTGCGTCCCACCCAAGAGTGGGATGAACGATGGTATTAGTATACCATACTATGTATACGATGTCAACTGTATCGCGATACAGTTTACTTTTTGGGTGCTTTCCAAAGGCGAGGACTTATCCTACCTTCTGCCTGTGACATATTTTTAAAATCTGTCTTATAATTATCCCAATAGTCATCAAAAATATCTACTTGCTTTGCAGCAGTAACAATGTCAAACTGAGAAATACCTGCTTGAGAATACTCAATTAAAAAAGCATTAGTAGGAAGACTTTTGTCTTGTGCTAATGATGGATCACAATTTTTATGTAAAATCGTACATCCTTTTCCCATTATGATCGTCCTCCCCATTGAATCTCTGGAAATGCTTGTTCAACACACTGCTTAGTGATCTTCCAACGCTTCCCAAGTTTTTTATCCTTTGCTAGAACCAAAACTCCTGCTTCTCCTTGACTGAGACCTTCCAGCATTTGGATAAACATAGTTTCACGTTTTGTCTTAGCAATATTAGACCCACCTTTAAAGAAGTGATGTAATAAACGTGCTTCTTTTTCTAAGATTGTATGCTCAGTTCCATCAGGAGATTCATTCTTTTTGTATGGAGGATCTCCTTCTGGAAGCAATGAGATAATACTCTCATCAAAATTAATAATCAAAAGAGATCGCAACGGTTGTGTGTTGTATTCTCTAAGAAGTTTAATCTTTTCGGGTTTCGTTTTTGCGTTTGATACTTTCTGTAGTATCTCATGCATCAAAAGTTTCATCTGATTCTTCCTCTATAAATCTCACGGATAAAAGTTCTTCGTTAATAATCATACCATCACCATCATACATTTCTGGATGCATTGCTTGCATCTCTTCTTTAGAATAGAAGTAATCATGCATGAACTGCTTTCCTACCCACCCTACGACAATTCCGACACATAAGAACAAAAAAGATGCGGTTGCCGAGAAAAATAGGATTGTTGCCGTTTCCATTGTTCAACTCCTTAGTGGTTTAGTTACGTTCCCACCTCAGTTCAACGTTAAAATATAACTTACGTTTGAGGAGGGTGATCGTTTTCGTTAACCCAAACCCACCCTTGGGTTCAGGTGATGAGTCTTTCGGTTTAGCCCTCCTTAACATGAGCTCTATGCCTTTATTTATGTGAAGATCATCACCCTTTCTTGGTTGAGACATATCCATTTTTAACAAGGTACTTTGCTACGTTAACTAGTCCACCATGTTCTACTTCATCAATAATAACATGAGGAAACCCTACAGAATTGGGATACTTCTGCCTAAACTCATTCCTAGACATGGTAGATCCTTCATTATACTCAGGACCATCAGTAACTAAGATTGATGTGTATTCCAATTCAGCTCTATTGAACAATTCTTTTAGTTGATCGCAATAAAAACATCCTTTAGATGTGTACGCTTTGATCTCCATAAGATATGAGCATTAAACTAATTAAGTATATCATAAAAACTTTTTTGTGTCAAATTTTGCCAGAGAAATTTTTACGAGTTTAAGGAAATCAAATACTAAAAAAGGGTCAAAGGACCCTTGATGTATTATTCAGTTTGTTTGTAAAGTTCTTCCAGTTTTTCTCTAGACAAATCTACATACAACACCTTTTCACCTAGTTGAGGTGCTTCAGGATGTCTCCGAGATCTAGCACCCCAGTAAATAGATTTAAGATTGTAGTACATAAGAGCAAAAGCACCACCAGTAATGAGAGCGAAGCATACAAAGTAAAGTGTGACTTCAAAACTATTCATCATGCCTCCTGAAGAGATTGAACTGTGTTGTGAAGTTCTCCAATGTCACGGAGACCTTCAACGCTGAACCATGGGGCATTCGCCCAACTAAATCCTTCACCCATGGTGCTATCAGGTGCCGTGATGTACCAATGACATGCTGTGTCTGGTACATCTACTGCACACTTGGACCAATCATCCTGCCACTGTGGGACTTGCACCCACATCAATGCAGCAAACATAAAAGTGAAGAGTGATTTGATCACAGTGCGTTACCTCTTGGTAAAACTTCTTCAGGGAATACGAATGACTCATGGGGTTGATCAACTGGTGCCAACCATGCACGTAGTCCTTCATTCAATAGGATGTTTTTGGTGTAGAAGGTCTCAAATTCTGGATCTTCTGCTGCTCTGATCTCTTGACTCACGAAATCGTAAGCACGAAGGTTGAGAGCAAGACCAATAATGCCAATAGAGGATGTCCATAGACCCATAACAG